AATGACCCTGCTCCTGATTGTAATTGCGGCGAATGAACCCTTATCAAAAACTCCTAAATCGTAAACGTACTTGGACACCCGTCCAAACTACTGCTGGTAAACTTGTCGAAGGTGCGGAAGAAACTATCTACCGTGCCTTGGCAATCCGCCACATGGAACTACCAGTAGGTGACTTTATTACTGATGCCTTGAAGAATGAAGTTCCACATTCATCACGTGAACTACTCTTATCCAACGTTAAGGATGAAGAAAACCACGACCTTGCTTTGGGTTACATCGCCAATGCTATCGGCGTGGATCAGGAAGCTGAGAAGGAAGCGATCCGGTTGCGTGATGCATGGATTGCACATCCTGATCACACGATCCTCAAGGCACTTGTTGCCGAACGTGCGATCTTTTTCGTCTTGCTTCCCTTTTTCCGTTTCAATGGTGACGCTGGACTACGAACAGTCTCGGCGGACATCTCGCGGGATGAGCAAGTCCACGTATCAGCGAACTCGTTGATCTGCCGTGAACTTGGTCTTGAGGTTTCTCCGTCTTTGGATAAGCTTCGCAAGGCAACTATTAACTGGGTGATGCAGCCACTCAAGGCTAATAACCCCAATAAATATCTGAACAAAAAATTTTGGCTGGATTCCAGTGATCGCCTGATGTACGAAGGTAAAGCGCCTGAGCTTGCCGACACTAAACGAGCACGTATGCCAGCGTTCTTTGAACATGCAAACCCCAATCTCCCACAGTATGCCTAACTTTGGGCTTACTGTCCGGCGTCTTCTCGAAGAACTAGAAGATGTCTATCCACCCGTCAACCCATCTCCTGACACACCGCTAAACCAGATCATGTATCGTGCTGGTCAGCGGAGTGTGTTGGAGTGGATCGAAAACAGACTTGATGAGGAATCTTAATTATGGGCTCACGTCGTCGTGAACATCACAGGCAAGAAGAAGCAAGACGAGCTGCTGGCATTGAAGCCACGCGCCGTCGCATCGAAATGGAAAACCAACAACGGGCTTTCCAAGAACAACTAGCTGCTCAACGTGAAGCTATGATGTCTCAAACTTCAGCTTTGCGCGAAGCATTGACACCTGACATCAACAAAACTATTGGTGGCACCATCGGTGCTCAAAACATCGGTATCCGTACCGCACGTTCTCAACGTGGCAGCATTCGCGGTTTGTCCCGTGGACTTGCTGCACTTCGTATCCCCCTTAACATCGGTGGTGGCACCGGTGGTGGTCTTAACATTGGTTAATTAAATGAACGCTAAAAGCAGGTACGATCATCTATCTAGCTATCGTTCTCAGTTTCTAGACACAGCGGTTGAGTGTTCTAAGCTCACCCTTCCTTACCTCATCCAACGTGATGAGTACAGAGTAACCCATCAATCACTTAAGCAACCTTGGCAATCCGTAGGTGCAAAGGGTGTAGTGACACTTGCATCCAAGTTGATGCTGTCCCTCCTACCCCCTCAAACTACGTTCTTCAAGCTCCAGGTACGTGATGATAAGCTAGGCACCGAACTGCCTGCTGAGATCCGTTCTGAGCTTGATCTCAGTTTTGCTAAGATTGAGCGTATGGTGATGGATTCGATTGCTGCTTCCAGTGATCGTGTCGTTGTTCACCAAGCTCTTAAGCATTTGGTGGTTGGTGGTAATGCACTAATCTTTATGGGTGAGGACGGGTTGAAGCACTACCCAATCAATCGCTACGTTGTCGATAGAGATGGGAATGGTAACGTAATTGAGATCGTAACCAAAGAACTGATTAACAAAAACCTTCTGCCTGAAGAGATTAGAAAGGAACCTCTTCCGGTAACGGAAGAAAGTTTCTTATCTGAGAACGATGCAGAAGTTTATACCCATGTACGTTTAGACAACAATCGCTGGCTCTGGCACCAGGAAGTATATGGTAAAAAAATTCCAGGCTCCGATAGTAAAGCTCCGAAGGATGCTAGTCCTTGGCTTGTACTGCGGTTTAATTCTGTCGATGGCGAAAACTATGGACGGGGTAGAGTTGAGGAATTCTTGGGAGATCTTAAGTCGCTTGATGCACTCTCCCAAAGCCTCGTAGAAGGCTCTGCAGCAGCCGCTAAGGTCGTCTTCGTGGTATCACCCTCAAGCACGACTAAAGCACAGACGCTGGCGAAGGCAGGCAACGGTGCGATCGTTCAAGGCAGACCCGATGACATCGGTGTTATCCAAGTGGGTAAGACTGCTGACTTCACCACTGCTATGACTATGATGCAGCAGCTTGAGCGTCGCTTGGCTGAGGCATTCCTTGTTCTTACTGTTCGTCAGTCTGAACGTACTACTGCTGAAGAAGTCCGACTTACTCAGCTTGAACTTGAACAACAGCTTGGCGGTTTGTTCTCGCTGTTGACTGTTGAATTCCTGCTTCCTTACCTCAACCGTAAGATGCTGGTTCTGCAACGTAGTGGACAACTTCCTAGGATTCCTAAGGATCTTGTTAACCCGACTATCGTTGCTGGTATCAATGCCCTTGGTCGTGGTCAAGACCGTGAGTCTCTCACTGCCTTTATCATGACTATTGCTCAGACACTTGGACCTGAAGCACTGATGCAATACATCAATGCTGACGAAGCTATCAAGCGTCTTGCTGCTGCACAAGGTATTGACGTTCTGAATCTTGTCAAGTCTATGGAACAGATTCAGGAAGAAAATCAAGCAGCAGCTGAGCAACAGCAAGACATGGCTATGATGCAGCAAGCTGGTCAAATGCTTAAATCACCCCTGGCTGATCCGTCTAAGAACCCGATGGCAGGTGAAACTGTCAATGCGTTCATGGGCGAGGATGTCGTCCCACCAATGCAATAACTATGGCAGAAATTTTATCTTACGATCCAGCCGGTGATCCCGAAGTGATCGGCGCAGCAGAAGCTGATCAGGCTGAGTCTCTGGCTATTGGCGAAGAGATGATTAACCAAGCTAACGCTCGGTTGGCTGGAAAGTATAAAGATGCACAAGAGCTTGAGAAAGCTTACATCGAACTTGAAAAGAAACTTGGTTCACGTGATGGACAAGAAGAAACGTCGGAATCAGAAACTGAAGATCAGCAAGAACCGTCTGAGTATTCTTCGCAAATCGAAGCCATTAGTAGGGCTGCAGAAGAATTCAACTCGAAAGGTGAACTGAGTGCTGAGACCTTGGCTGAGTTTGAAAAGATGTCCAGTAAGGAATTGATCCAAGCATACTTTGAGTATGAGAAAGGTCTTCCTGCAATGGATGCACCTCAAGCTGCTGAGCTAACTCAAGCTGACATCAACACCATCCAAAACTCTGTAGGTGGTGAAGCTGCTTATCAACAACTTGTTGGTTGGGCAGCACAAAACTTCTCTGAAGCTGAGATCCAAGCCTTTGATAACGTTGTTGATTCTGGTAACGTTGCTGCCATTAACTTGGCACTTGCTGGTCTTCAGGCACGTTACACAGACGCAAACGGTTACGAAGGTAAAATGATTCAAGGTAAAGCTGCAGCTCCTGCTGACACATTCAAGAGTCAAGCAGAAGTTGTACGGGCTATGTCCGATGCTAGGTACGATCGTGACCCTGCATACCGTGACGAAATCATGCAGAAGCTCGCCCGATCTGATCTTAAATTCTAATGAACGACACAAACATCTGGGCTAAAGAGCCACCCCTTATTATGTCTGATCATCCCTACGGTGTTCCACACAACGAACGAGCTGAGCAGCTTAACGGTCGCCTTGCTATGCTTGGCGTCATGGCTGCTCTTGGCGCTTACGCGCTGACTGGTCAAATTATTCCTGGTATCTGGTAATGTACAAAACCAAATGTGGTTCCTCCCACAAAGGAGGTAAAGGTGGCGGCAAAAAGCGTTAGCCTTAAAATTGGTAAACACAAATCGCGGTCCGGTGGCTTGACAGCTGCCGGTCGGCGTAAATATAACAAAGAGACAGGATCAAACTTGAAGGCTCCACAACCTGAAGGCGGTCCTCGCAAACGCTCTTTCTGCGCTAGAATGTCTGGTGTGAAAGGACCGATGAAAGATGAAAAGGGTCGTCCTACACGGAAGGCTCTTGCCCTACGTAAATGGAAATGCTAACATGGCTAAGCCTGGTCTCTATGCAAACATCCACGCTAAACGTAAGCGTATCGCTGCAGGCAGTGGTGAAAAAATGAGAAAGCCTGGGGCTAAAGGCGCACCCACGGCTGCTAACTTTAAACGCGCCGCTAAAACTGCTAAGAAAAAGTAACACTAAACACATGAAATTCCTTGCTATCCTCCCCGCAACCCTGATTGCTGCTGCTCCCGCATTCGCTGGTCCTTATGCTAATGTGGAAGCCAACTCCGGCTTTACCGGTTCTGACTACAGCGGTACTTCTACTGACTTCCATGTCGGTTATGAAGGTTCCTCTGGTGTGCTTGGTTATTACATCCAAGCTGGTCCTTCTGTGATCTCGCCTGATGGCGGTGAAGCAGAAACCAAGTTCACTGGTAAGACTGGTGGTTCGGTTGCTGCAAGTGAAAAGCTTGATATCTATGGTGAAATCAGTTTTGCTGCTGACACTGTTAACTCCTACGGCACCAAAGTTGGTGTGAAGTATAAGT